ACACTACGATCAACATAGACAGGGTCTTTATATAGTCCAATGCTGTCGCATGTTCACAGTGCGAGAGATGGATTTGGTTCTTGTCTATGCGATTTATGAGTAGGATTTTTTTTTTCATTCTTTTTTTTTATAATATTAATTTTATTCATTAATATTATATGTCATCGGCTACTTCTAACATTACATCGTATCCTTCTGGTAGGTTAAACAGATCAACTAATTTTAAGACTATGTATGATACGACTCTTCTTCCGTATAACAAAATGTATGATAATTGTAACGGAACATTGTGCTACACTCATAGTAAAGGAACGTATATATATAAACCACATAGCGGATACGGTATGGTTGGAACAAGTTCGGCAGCCTATTTAGCTAGAAGAAAACGGCTATAGGGTTTTCTTGTCCACTCTTTAGACATATTCCTTCGACTAAAGTCTTCAGAATATAATCGGAAATGGTTTGTTAAACAACTGATTGGAATTCTTTAAATCTTGCGCTTTCTTTAAAAAAATCTTCCCAGTTTGCGTTGATCAATAACATAAATCCAAACAAATATAATAATATTTTTGTTTCATGGTCTATCAATATGCTCCTATCGATGTTTGGACTGAATAAATAAATTAGTAAACATGCTATGAATGTGATAAACACAAACTCGACTCTCTTTTTCCAATATACTATAGTTTTATCGAGTTGGCTATCTGTTTTACCTTTTATTTGTAAATATAAGTGACTGCTTGCTAAAAATACAAATATTACTTTTAAACCTATAATAAAAATGATATACATGTTATATTTGTTCATGTATATACTTTTGAAAAAAGTATAGCAAAAACGGTATATACTTTTGAAAAAAGTCGTAAGTAGGTGGAAGCAAAATCCACTGTTGGAAATAGTTTTTGCTTCCGCCTACTTACGACTTTTTTCAAAAGTGGAAAAAGTGGTTTTTGCTATACTTTTTTCAAAAGTGGAAAAAGTGGTTTTTGCTATACTTTTTTCAAAAGTATATATATATATACTAATTATAATTATGGATTCTATTCAATTATGGAAAAATCATAGACAATTTATAGATAATTTTATAGGAACTAATATGCAACCTGCTATTCATTATTTAAATGATACATTTTCTGCGATAAATAAAGCAGCCAATACATATGCTACATTTATTGGCGCCTATGCTCTAAAAAATATTTTAAATAGTACATCTTTGCCGGAAAATGACCATTATATATACCATGTAACTAATATTGACGGCCTTGTATTAGTAAACGATCCAGGAGGGTTTGCTCGCGTATACACTGATACGTTACGCCGTATGACAGAATTAGTAGGACAATTAAATACACAATCCCAATTTGCAGGTGTATACCATTTCGCGGTTGAAGAAGTAAATCGAGGTATAACAAACAATCCTATTTATTTGTTTGAAGGTAGAATAATTAATATTCGTATGAATCAAATCATATCTAGAAGTAGACCGTTAACACAAGAGTCTAAAAATTTGTTTACTGCTCTTAATAGCTCATCTATTTCTGGAACGAGTATAATATCTATATCGATTGAACGTGCGACTAATATTAATATTGCAGCATGTAAACATTTTTTACCAGTAGAACAAGGATCACCTATTTTAGGATGGCGCGGATATATTTTGTTCTCTTCCTTTTTACCACAATGGAACGAACACTATCCAGTTGCTTTAGTTTCTATAAGACAAAAACTTATTTATTCGTTTGCTGCTAGGTTTCACGAAAACGAATTATACGAAATGATTTTAGGAGTGGAAATCATTTTTAGAAATTGTGCACTTTTTTATACATTTCGCGCATCAACTATTTTTAAAGAAATGCTTATACAAAATAATGTTATATTATATCCTACTACTGGTAATGGGGGTGCTATGAGATACGTGGATTTTGAAGAATGGTTTAATAATATTTGTTTACAACAGATAGCTACACCATATTATACTAATTTACGTTACATTTTAAATACGGTTATTCGTAAGTTTGATCAATGGTTGGTCGCAAATAATTTGGGGATTTGTGTAAAATCTGGTGGGGAAGCTCTCAGATATTATGATCCAATACGTATAATATCTACGAATGATATAGATGCGAAAATATATTTTACAGCTCTTGGAATAACAAATATAACACATATTTATCAAATTATATCAAATATATTAGTATTTATTAATACTCTTATATACAAAACAAGACTTGTATCAGATATAATAGCTAATATACAAACTAATTATACCTTCAAATTTAGTGGTAAAGATTTTATACATAAGATAATTAGTTCTATTCCAGGAAAAAGATATAATTCAAGAATACGCGTTATGGAATTAAATGGCATTCGAAAATTATTTAGTATGGATATATTTGCCATAGCACAAATTGCGCAAGTTAATTTAATAACTCGCACGATTGATTACAATAATTTATTTAATATAAAGATACAAGCCAGTCCATTGGATTTAGCTTTTCAAAAGGAGATCATAGCGCCTTATATAGTGCGCCCTGAAAACAAAGAAGATATGCGCCATTCTCGTTATTATTCTACAACGCCGACCGGAATGAAAATTTCGTCTCTTGGATATATTCGAGCGGATGTTGCGTTTCTTTTAACTAATCTAGTGCGTATTCTTGCTGGAAAACATGAGAAAGATATAAGACGAATGCAGTTGCTAGATAATATAGATCGTGAAAAAGGTACATCGTCAGATGAAACATGGTTAAATAACCCAAATAATAAAGAATTAGTGGAAAAATTAGATTTAAGAAATGATCCATTGGATACTACGGTATCTAGTCCTATGGATGCTGCGTATCAGCATTTTAAAGTAATTTTAAATAGTACACTTAATAACGTAATCAATTATGGGGTTGTTGGGCAAAATGCTTTGTCTGACTTTGGGACTCTATTTACACCGGAAGATGTAGCCAAAATGACGACGGATTTGCTTGCTATACAACCATCATTTACCAGTGATCAGAAGAGCAAAACTATACAAGATGGTGGGAAAAGAAGGGTTGCTATAAATAAAAAGAAGAAGAGTAGTACTATAAATAAGAAGAAGAGGAGTACTATAAAAAAGAAGAGTGGTATTATAAAAAAGAAGAGTACTATGAAAAGAAGAGATTCATTTATAAAATAAATATAATTTATCATCTTAATAATATCTCCATTGGGTTAAAATTGTAGACGGTCTCTAACCCTAAATGTAATAATCCATGAATACCGATTAAAATACCTATAAGCGAAAGGGTTAATATACCTTTTTCATTTGTTTGGTTTTTGAATTGAGAGAAATTTCGAAGGAATATTATTAAAACGAAAAATATGATTAATCCGGTTATAACCAAAGCATAATATGACGGTTTTGTTAAAATGGAAGCGTATGTCATTGTATTATATTATATTGTATTATTATATTATATATTTCTATTATATATTTCTATTATAAATAATATAAAGACATGTTACCTTTATAATATGTCCTGGGGGTAGGGGTGGACTAGGTAAATGCTCACGTAGCTCAGTTGGTTAGAGCATCGGTCTTATGAGCCGAAGGCCTGCGGTTCAATTCCGCACGCGAGCATATATTTACATGGTTTTTTTAATGGTTACATACAGCAAACTTTTCTAAAATTTTTAAAAAAGGTAACCAGCATTTTGTAGGGAGGTAGGTACATACAGCAAACTTTTATATAAAAAAGGTGACCAGTATTTGGGTGCATTCTTGTCCGAGTGGTCTAAGGAGCCAGACTTAAGACCTGGTGTTGTAAAACGCGTGGGTTCGATCCCCACAGAATGCAATTTTTTGTCATATTTTTTATAAAAATGTCTATTTTTTAAGCTGGTCTTATGATGTAATGGTTAGCATTCCAGACTTTGAATCTGGCAATCTGGGTTCAAATCCCAGTAGGACCTTTATGATGCTTCTGTAGCTCAATAGGAAGAGCATACGGCTGTTAACCGTGGGGTAGTAGGATCGAAACCTACCAGAAGCGACTTTTTATATTTATATAAATATTTCAAATACTTATATAATTTTTGTTATTTTTTAGATTATATTTTTTGGTTATATTTTTTAGGTTATATAGTTGTTCCCATTTTGTTTTTTATACCTACTGCTTTTTTGATAGATAGATTATTTAATTGTTTTAATAATATCTCTCTTTGATCTCCATCTAATCCGTAAATAGGTTTATAATTATGATTATCATTTGTTTGTTTCCAAAATGTGTTATTATATTCTACGTATATGATAAATGAAATATTTATTTCGGTAGTACATGGTGAGATATTTTGTGTGACTGGGTAAAAACCGTCGCCATATTCATACTCGTATGAATCATAATACATTTTTACTGTTATTTGTGGTTCCTCCATATTTCTTCGACTAAAGTCTTCGGAATATAATCGGAAAACTTCGATTAAATCTACGTTTTCCTCCATAATAAATAATATTCGATTTTTCTTTATGTTATTTGTATTTGCTTTTCTTTTCTTTTTGTTTCTTTTACTTTTTTTTACTTTCTTTTACTTTCTTTTACTTTCTTTTTGCGAATAATATATTTTCAATGTTAAAATATATTATTTGTTTTGTTTTGTTTTGTTTTGTTTTGTTTTGTTTTGTTTTGTTTTGTTTTGATTTAATTTGTTTTGTTTTGTTTTGTTTTGTTTTGTTTTGTTTTGTTTTGTTTTGTTTTGTTTTGTTTTGTTTTGTTTTGTTTTGTTTTGTTTTGTTTTGTTTTGTTTTGTTTTGTTTTGTTTTAATTTTTTTGGAACTTTCTTACACACTCCCAAATCTTTGAAGCCTCATCTAGAGTAAATGCTCCTCTTCTGTGAGCTAATGTCAAAAAGTTGACCATCAAGTTTAAAGCAACAATTTCATCTGTCACTACAACATCTACCAATTTAGTTTTTTCAGTGTTCTCTTGTTCTTTCACTTGAGACTCTTGCAACACAACATTTTCACCTTCAGTTGAATCCATTATATACAAAGTATAATTATTATATTTAAGTTTTTTTTTGATAAATTATATTTTTTGATGTATTCTATTTTTTTGATTTATTCTATTTTTACTTTGTAAAAAAACATTTAAAGGTTATCGAATATATAGTATATTACTAAAATGAATACAACCGGTAATATGCTGTCACACCCTAGTTCTGTTTTTAAACATACGGATATTACGAATAAAGGATTTATCTTACTCGATTCTTTATTCAAAGAAAATGGTTGGCATCTTATTAAAAATGATTCTGATTGGATCATTTATTCCAAATTTGGATTTGAAACTGATTATTTTGAACTTAAATTGGATTATGATAAGATTCATGTTAGTATTCCATTAAAAAATAGTCAATTCCAATATAAAACTTCGTTTAATAATTATTTTCAGGCAAGCGAATATATTGAGGATAAATTAAAAGAGTATGTATTATCAATTGAAAAAAAAATTGAATGAACTTGATTATTGATATACAGTAATATAAATAAATAAAAGTAAAACAGTGAGATAGTTATTAAACAGAGTTAGTTATTAAAATATGACAGAATTTATTGAGGATACTTGTGCAGATAAATTTGATCATATTACGGTACATTTTGAGAATGGACCTATTAGTGCCGGTATAATTAACGTTCATATTCCAATCAAAGACCCCACATTTGGAATACTTAATTTACGCGCCACGAAAGTGGATGTTTCGGATTTACCATTGGAGTTGGTCTTTACGGTAGATTGTTCCGGCTCGATGTCAGACAAATGTTCTGATGGTAGAACCAAAAATCAACATATTGTTCATACATTAAAAAATATGGTGATTTACTTTTCTGAAAATACTAACATTCAAGCATACATCACTGTGTTTGCATTTGATGTCGAGATTTATAATATTGTGGAGAGATCTAAAGTCACGTTAATTAATATTGAAGAAATTTTGGTAAAAATTGATAAAATTCGCCCTAATGGATCTACAAATATTGAACTAGCATTGAATCATTTTAATGAGTATGTGCCCATTTTGAACAGCTATTCCTGTGGTGAAATCAATCATATATTTATGACCGACGGTGATGCTACCGAGGGTTGTCAAGACCCAAATGAACTAAGAGGCATTGTTAATAATAAAAATAATGAAAAGAATGAAAAGAATGAAAAGAATGAAAAGAATGGAAAGATTGGAAAGATTGGTATTAATGAAAAAATTCAGAATAATCAGAATAATCAGAATAATCAGAATAAAATTAATAATATATTCATTGGATTTGGAGTCGATCATAATTCTAAATTACTGAATACGATTAGTTGTGATAACAATAGCTCATATTATTTCATTGATAATCTTGAAAAATCTGGGTTTGTTTACGGAGAAATTCTACATGGGATTGTGTATAAGTGTCTTGTTGATATGGAAATTTCGATTCATAACGGATTAATTTATAATTATAAATCGAATTTGTGGACAGATACTTTATTTGTTGGAGATATTGTGGGGGAAACGAATAAAATATTTCATCTTATTTCAAGTGATCCGGATGAGTGTATGCAGCTGATTATTACTGGAAAGACAATGACCGGTGAAAAATATTCGCGCACTATTCCACAAAATCATGTATTTGGGCATCGCGATCTTACAAAATATATTTTCAGACAAAAGACATTACAGATGTTATTTGAAGCCAGGAAAAAAAGTGATGAACCAGATGTTTGCTTGATTGGTTTAAAATATCAAGATATTAAAGCAATACATCAGGAAGCGAAACATAATAATAAATTGATTAAAAACAAAATGATGGCGTTATTAGAAGAGATGAAGACTTATATTACTAGTCTACCAAATGATTCGAAAGACGTGAAATTTATGAAATTGTTATGCGATGATATTTATATTTCATGTAAAACTTTTGGAACAAAATATGGTGAAATGTATACTTGTGCTAGGCAAACTTCTCAAGGTACGCAGCGGTGTTATACGGTAACTCATACACCTGATTCTGTGGATGATTATGGTAATAATAATAATAATAATAATAATAATAACCAGTATTTGACGCCTAGAAGACCATCGCGCGGATTACAGAGACAAAATAGTGGCATTTGTGCGCCGGCTAAGTTATGTTTGGATCTTGTTTATAATAATGATTCTGATAATGATAATGATAATAGTAGTATAGATAGTATATTAAGGGCCTACCAAATGTCAGATATGTCCGATACTCCATATACTACTCCAATTGGGTTAAGAGTTATGCGTTCTATTAGTTCTGGTAGAGGAGACGCTTATATTTCAACGGAAGAAGAAGAGGAAGAGGAGGAAGAAGAGGAAGAGACTCAGTCAAATATTTAATTTGTTATTATGATTTGGTTTTATGATTTGGTTTTATGATTTGGTTTTATGATTTGGTTTTATGATTTGGTTTTATAAAAAATAAATAGTTTGTTTATTTTTTATTTGGTTATTTGGTTTGGTTTGGTTTATCTATTTTGTGAAAAAATTATTTAAATCTGTCCGTAATCTATTTAATAATGGAAATTTGGCTATAACTTCAGATGTTGTAGTAGGTTCTTTTATGTTCCATAAATATTTCCATATTGAACTTACATTTGTTGCGGCCATATCTGGCGTGTCGTTTCCAGAAATATTTAACTTAAAAGGGCACGAATATTCCGCCGGATCGTTTAACGCAACACATGGATTACACGGCGTATCAATAAAACTAAACCCAGGTATGATATTATTCAAATTATTGTAATCTATTACTGGTGTTATTTTTTTCGTTTGAACTCCAGTTATTGGATCTTTACCAGTAAATTCTATTTTTTGTAGCGTATTTTTACCTGATTGGTCTGTTCCACATTGTATTATATTTTTCATTGGACTTATTAATCCGGATTTATACCCATAATCGCCCCAACCACTCGGTAAATCTTCTTTGGGATTTACAGATCCATCATGAATGCTCACTCCTTTTAATAAAAACTGTCCTTCTTTTGTCTCCCACGATAGTATTTTTAAAATAGCGGCTTCGGTATAAACAGTTCTTGCCGTATTTACCGAATCTTTCGCATTTGTCCTTACATACGGATTTGTGCTTACGGCTGCTTCGTACAATTTTTGAACCTCTTGAGACCATGGCCACATACCATTTTTTAAAAAGTAATCTAACTCTTGCTGGCTGGCGTCTTTCTGTATCTGGGTTGTGTCGAATATAATATGTGGGTTTGTAGTATATTGATATTCAATAAATTGGTTGGTCGAATCTTGCGTCCAGTTAAATCCTTCTTTTTCCGATAAATGAGAAAATCTGTATAAAATTACAATGACGATTCCTAGAATGATACCATTTTTATAATCTTTCATTCCCACTAGTAAAATAATAATTAATAAAATGAAATTCCCTAAAATTGTATCAAAGAGAGAAACGAAAAAATTAGGGATGATATATAGTATCGACCATATTACTAATAAGATTGTCAATAGACCTATTAAATTTGTCTTGTTTGTATCATTGAATAAGTTTTTAAAATTGGATGGTATCTTCATAATAAATAACTATATATTATATTCATTCGACTAAAGTGTTCGGAATATAATATATATTTATACTTTTTGAGGGGTCGATCTTAATTTAAACCGGTGGATGATTTGAGATACCATTCTGGTGGTGTTAAATAGATATTGGATGTATTACACGCATTGCCTACGTTTGCCACTCTTATACCGCCTGTTTGGATACCGGTTCCAGTTTGAACCGCAAAAGGGAACGGTTTTTGCGCACCTGTAGGATTGGAGCATTTTCTTTGAACAAACATGGTGTATTGACTGGACGAAACCGGTTGTCCTATTGTCTTTGTATATGGTCCATTGCGCGCCATATCGTTAAATTTGAAATTTGCTGTAGATGTTTTACATAGCGTGGGGCCGCAACCAACTATATGTCCTATATATTTTTCGGTGTCGTTGACGTCTATGTTACACGTGTTGGCGGTTGCTTTTTTATGAATATACATACCTTGACTACTCGATTCTGTTTGGTTACCAGTATTTACCGGCTGGACCCAATAATTGGGGTATTGTCCATTATGTATCCATCTGTATTTTTTCTCCAACATACCTTTCGTGGATAAAACGGATGGTTTTACATATAGATATTGATCTCCTTCTACAATTACTCGGTTTACATTATAAACCGGTTCTGGGCGAGCATAATATCCGAATGTTCCACCGGCACCCATTGGCTGCGTTCCTCTAAAAGGTGTTCCATTTTTTGAAAATTTGCTCTCTTTTCCAATATATCCTACATTTCTATGGCCGCCATTTATTGAGAAGCCTTCTGTGCCGTAATTTTGAATGGCTTGTGCTAATCCGAGTGTGCTGTGGCCAAAGGGGCCTTGAGGCAACCAATAACCGCCTGGAGTCTTTCCGGATCTTTTTGATCCATAATTAATGACTGATTTTCTTTTAAAGGCAACGATTGACATTTATGTATTATAACATAATGTGAGATAATTATGTTATATTATTTTCTTGGGTTTTTTGGGTTTTTTGGGTTTTTTGGTTTTTTGGTTCTTGGTTTTTGGATTTTTTAGATCTTAGATCTTAGTTTTCTTGTCTTTCTTGTCTTTCTTGTCTTTCTTGTCTTTCTTGTCTTTGACATTTTTAAATTTGGGTATCGATGACTTACAAAACATATCGCTGTCAATACCGAACCATGTTCATCTTTCACATCTAATGACTCATATACAAATACTTTGCCTGGATGGATTTTATATCCGGTATCAGTTATATTGTCTTTATACATGATAGTTCCTCCTACAATGTTTCCATAACCTCTTCTTTTTATCATTCCAGAAATTGATTCTGCTAAACTATCTTCGGACTCTTTTCTTGATCCGGAGCCAGAATACTCACACGCAAACCCACCTATATATTTGCCTTTGGGATCTATTATTGTGGTTGTCATTACGGCAGCACTTATTTTAGAACCTTTTTTACCATTTGCTTGGGCTTTTATACATTCCAATACTTCGCCCCAATTTAATCTTTTTAGTCCTTCTTCTCTCGATATTTCTTTGGCTTCTGTTGGAATCACACTGGTATATTCGATTACGTTGGTATTTTCTATACCGGCGTCATTTAATGCGGCATCGTAGGAGCCGGTCTCATATGGTAATCCTTTTGATCCAGCAGAGGATTCACCCTTTCCTTTTGTCAAAAAATATTCGTATGGTATGCGATTTCCTAGAATAAAAGCCATAATTCTATATATATTATATAAATATTAAACTTCTTTTTTTTGGGTCTTCTTTTAAGCATCTTTGTAAAAAACCATATAATTTTGTACCTTTTATTTCATTTTGTTCTACTATTTCATTTTGTACTACTATTTCATTTTGTTCTACTATTTCATTTTGTACTACTATTTCATTTTGTTCTACTATTTCATCATTATGTTCTCTCAATAATAAACAATCTATTATCAAATAACCTAAACTATAATAGATTGTTTTATAATATATTTCAGTTGGTATTTCTCTTATCATTTTTACTTCCGGAGAGAAAAACATAGTACTTTCGAAAGGGAACGTAACTATTAATGTTTCATTTGATGTTATATCTAATAAATAATCATTTGATAAATACATAAATTTATTTCCATCTATTACGATTATTTTTTCTGGATCGTATCCTAAAAATGCCTTGGAGTTGATGGTGATTAAATATTCTATTTGTTTTGTTAAATGTGATATCATTTTTAAAACGGTATTGTATGGCATTTTGTTAGAGCCATTTGCGATTTTTAATTCTTTTTTGAAATCTTGTAGGGTTTTTACAGAGGTTGCTTTAAAAGCGAGTGATTTATATTCATCTATTATAGTTGATCCTAATATTATATTTGTTCTTGTTACAGATTTGATTAATGATTCACTATATGATAAAAAATGTATTATATACTTGGTTGCGTTTTTATCATCTTGTAAAATTTGAAATTCATCTGTGTTTATTATTATTGTGGACATTTTATATTTTATTATATTATTATTTAACTTTATATATTTTGGAATTATGACGTAAAAAAAAATGTACATTTTATACATTTTTTTTATTTTTGTTTTTATTTTTGTTTTTATTTTTGTTTATGTTATTCTAGTTTATTTTATTTAGTTTCTCCTTCTTCTCCTTCTTCACCTTCTTCACCTTCTTCTTCTTTTTCGATTTTTAATAGCTTCTTGAGAACTTGCGTTTTTTGTACAAACTCCTTCACTGCCGTTCCGGAGTTTAGTTGCTTTCCGCTCTGCTTAAGACCTACGCTTGCTCCAGTAGTAACATCTTCTTCTTTTTCTATTTTCTGATTGTCTTCGAGTTTCAATATCTTCTTGAGGATTTGCGTTTTTTGTACAGGAGGTGAACTTGACGGTGTTCGCGGTTCATATTTTTGGTTTTGAGGGCGGCCTCTAACCTGTTGTTCGCCTCCATTTTGTTTGTTATTGAAGTCTTCTCGTGAAAGACGTTTTTGGGGCGATCTGTTGTCGTAGGCGAGCGACCTGACCGCGGATGCCTGTATAACGTCTATTGTGTTTTTGGTTATGATAACATTGGGCGCGTTATTGTTGTTTACTGTATCGAATTGGAAAACGGCTTTCTTTACAACTGGTTTTTGCTGTTGTAAAGACGTGTTTCTTTCATACTTATTTGCGGTTGGTTCTCTGTATGCGGAGACCTTCCAAAACCAAGGATCATCATAAATGATCTTGATCTCCTTACCATTTAAGAGCCTTTCGCGCGCGATTGCGGCGTTCCCTTCATCGAACCATTTCTTAAAATGGATAAATACTCGATTAAACTTCTCCCCTTTTTCAGTACTTTTACTCACAATATCAATTCGGTCCACAATGCCCATATTCAATTCATCAATTGTCTTACGAATGCGTGCTTCGTTGATATTGACAAATACTCTTGGAATACAGATACTAGGAACATTGGCTGGAATAGTTCTGAAATCGATTACGGTGTTTGGTCCGGACATTTTATCGATAACTTATTATTATTATTATTATTATTAATCTTATTATTATTATTACTTACTTACTTTTATTAATTTATATTTTGATCTTTTTTTGGAGGTATCAATATCTTACTTGGTTTAAAACAATTCAATTTTTTTTTTAATTTAGTTGGTTTTTAAAATACTAATTTTTTATATATTTCTTTTTTATTTTTTATTTTAGTGCTTTTTTTTAAGTGCCTTTTTTTCTGCGATTGATTATATAAAAAATTGAAATGCTTTTCTACTATACTATTATTACTATTACTATTATTACTATTATTACTATTATTACTATTATAAAAAATACTATTATAAAATATGAAGCGCAAATTTGAGGCAGCATTTGAGTCAGCGTCATATGATGATGAACGATACGGTCAGAGGATTGATCCTGACTATTTTATCAATCATCATGCTACTTCGCCTGAGGAAAAGATTGAGGATAATGCGGTGTATAAATGGTGTTTGGAATATTTAAAATCAAAGGATATAAATATAAACAAATAAAATTGAGATACTTTTACGTCTTCATTTAGATGTATATAAAATGGATAATATAATGGATTTAAAAATGCCGATGTTTATTACTATGGATAATGTATTATTAGCGAATAGTATGCTTGATAAAAATTGTGTGGTTACTAATATTTATAACAATGTTTGTTTTGTATGTAAAACATTGTTATATATTGCTTCTGATTGGGGATCTGTTATTTTCGCAGGGCTTGTTTTACTGGCGCTGCTTTTGAATGATTATAAAATGTATGAAATGAACAATCAATTCAATAAAATCATTGAACAAATGGAAAATGATATTCATGTAATACGTAAAATAAATATTCAAAGAGAGAATGATATCGAAGTAGTCATGATTCATAATGCTTTAAAAATAAAGGAATATTGTAATATGAATGAAAAACGAATGTTGGTTATTGAGGAGATGATGAATCGTGAGTATTTTTAAAGATTTGTTTGTTGTTTATTTGTTTATTATTTGTTTATTTATTTTATATGGAAGAGAGAATATTTGTATTTGTAATTGTATTTGTGAAGACCATATTGTCATAATATTCTATAAATTCATGTATATTTTTTTCATCTAGTTTACTTAATACTAAGATTAATAATTGGAACGCATCTTTGTATTTGTTGTTTAATATTAAATTGTCGATTGTTTTTTTTGATTGACTTATATATTTGATTATATTTTGTTGTTGTTGTTCCATATTGTATTATTTATATTGTCTCATTTTTAATATATTGTCTCATTTTTAATATATTGTCTCATTTTTAATATATTTACTGCGATGATATTCTGAAGACTTTAGTCGAAGGAATATAATCGGAAAACTTCGATTAACATCTACGTTTTCCTCCAAAAGGGAGATCTAATAAACGACGCATTATTTAATTCTTGCTTCAATTGATTTAATAAAAGGAATTGGTTGTCGCCGGAGTTGTAGCTATTTTTTCCAGAATTTGGCTGATATTGTGGGCGATAATTAGGGTCGGCGCTGAAATTAGTATTGGAACCATAATTTGTGTTGGAATTGGCTCCATAATTCGTGTTGGAATTTGGATTGGAATTGGAATTAGAGTTTTGATTGGAATAATAATTCGAGTTTTCATTGGAATTGGAATTGGAGTTTTGATTGGAATTGGGATAATAATTGGATCCGTAATTAGGAGTAGAGTCATTCTCTACATTATAATTGGAGTTGGAATTGGAATTGGAATTTTGTCCGTAACTGTTATTATACATGGGATTAAAATTAGGATCAGCATTGTAATTATAGTTGTCGTTATTAAAGTTGTCATTATTGTTTTGATTGTTTTGATTGATATTATATTGATCGTTGTTATTATTATTTTGATCGTTGTTATTATTGGTTTGATCGTTATTATTGTTAGACGCCGAACATGTTGATTTTGATGTCGAACATGTATCCGTGTCATAAGAACTAGGTAGGCGTTTACCGACTGAGTTCGCGCTCTCATCTGGATCCAAAGTATCTGGATTTATACATCCCTTCTTTTCGCACCAAGTACACATTCCATTTGAGGTATATCCTGATAAACACGTTTTACATGTTTTTCTTGCTCTACAGTTTTGCTGCGGTCCGTAGCCAGATTCATCGTTTTGCGCCACTCCGTATGCTGTGGCCGAATTAGATCCAGTTAAACCTTCCATATGCCTACTCAGAAATATATTTATTAAAATAAAAATAGGAATCATTACTACCGCCAAACGAATGTCTAAAAATACAAATACAAATAATGAAAAAAGAAATACTATATTGCCTAAAATACCATTTGATAAGAAGGTAAATAATGCTGGGCTTATATACACAATAAATATCATTAATAATGATAGCATTACTCTAATGCTTAGACGCGTATTTTTATTTTTAAACAGTTCTTTAATAGAATTCATTTATTATATTGTGATATAATAATCTGATAATAAAGATTTCTTACTATGTTATATTATATCTAATGATAGAAGAAGACGAAAAAGAAAAAGAAAAAGCAAAAGCAAATAATTTAATTGGCGAGGTTGTTGGATGTCGTCATATTTTGACAACTGGTAAAAATAAAGATACCTCTTGTGGTTGTTTGAAAATATATTGTAATAAAATGTGTTTGAAACATCATAAAATGAGTGTTGTTGCGAATCAGAAAAAATATGGGGATTATGGTAATCCAGATCAAGCGGATTTATGGGTCAAGTGGGTGATGAGTGGACCTTGAGTTTTAGATCTTGATTTTTAGATCTTGTATAGAACTTGTATAGAACTTAAGTAGCACTTGAGTAGATCTTGTTTTGTCTTAGATTAGAACTTGTATAGATCTTGTATAGATCTTGTATGGAACTTAATATGTATTAGAGGTTGATCTTGTATGGAACTTAATATGTCTTAGATTAGAACTTGTATGGAACTTAATATGTCTTAGATTAGAACTTGTATGGAACTTAATATGTCTTGTATAGATCTTGTGTAGAACTTGAGTTGTCTTAGAGGTTGATCTTGAGTAGAACTTGAGTAGAACTTGAGTAGAACTTGAGTAGAACTTGAGTAGAACTTGAGTTGTCTTAGAGGTTGATCTTGATTAGATCTTGAGTAGAACTTGATTAGATCTTGAGTTGTCTTAGATAATACATACTGACTAATGTACTGTGCGATAGTTCCGTTAGACCATTGAATCTATAGATATAGTACGAATACCGTAATTAATACGTCAACCTATAGGATCCAGTAGAATACCGTATAATACCGTATAACAAGGTCAAGAAATGAGTGACAAAACGAGAAATGAGTGACAAAATGCTCATACGAATCGAGGTCCCTAGTGGGTCAAGAAATGAGTGACAAAACGAGAAATGAGTGACAAAATGGCGCGCCGTATTTACAGGCAAATAGAGTAAAAAAAGGCTTCCCTCGAAGTCAATTTTTACGTGTATGTTATATTATATTGTATGTTACGTTATTTACAGTTGTCTTTAAAATATGGTATAACTTTCTACACGATGAATATTATTTACATATGTAACGAATCCATGGTCCTCAGATTCATCATCAGATTCCAAATCTGAGTCAGATTGATCGGCCCACGAGATTCTCTTCGAACACTTCCAATTGGTGAAATCTGGCGCCACCACTGGTGTTTTGGCGGCAATAAATGCGTACGATTTGACGTCTATTTCTTGCGCAACTGGGGTTTGGACTGGGACTGGGGCTGGGACTGGGATTGGAGTTGGCGGCTTATGACTTCTATTCTTGAAAAGATCGCAGTGCTTGATGGTGTGCCCAGATTGGCTACAATACCGGCAATTAATGCTCAAAAGGGTGGGACAAATCACCTTACTGTCGGCTCCAGTAGAACTTCTGACAAAATGACTGGTATATTCTTTCTCCGGTTTTCCTGCCGCAAAACAAATCTTACAGAAAGGTTTTGGCTTATTATTATTATTATTATTCTTCTTTGTTGACATTTTCGCAAATTTTGATTTAGACTTGATACTTTTTGATATTCTTTTTTATATTAGATAAAAGCATTTCAATTTTATTTAATATGTATACAAACATTTTATACAAATAATTTATTATATTTGATTGTAAATTTTTTGTTGACAATTTCGCATTTTCAGTATACAGGTTTCTTTCGTAATCACGTTAAATGTACCTTTACCTTTTATAGGAGTGTTGTCCTCGGTAAATATTTGTTTCGCCGTGGACAAAGTCGTACAAAAGTAGCATTTAACCAGCCGCTCCATAATCGGCTTAAACTCTGGCTCTTCTTTGAGAATCATTTTGACGGCAGTTCGCATAACCATGATTCCACCCTTTTCCGATAAGCCGCTGAGCTGTTTCCCTATTTTCTGCAGTTCCGCTATATATATATCTTCAATTTCTTCATCATCGTTACCATTACGTTCTAAGTTTTTCCCATTAATAGTTCCTTTCAAATACGCTTTAACAAAATTTTCTACTTCCACTTCATTGTAAATACAAGCTATTGATTTTGTATACAATACGTATTGCCGCAAACACTCCGCTAAAATTTTCAACGATTTTGCCGTATTTTTGACAAAGATCGCGTCTGGATTCAAGACAATTTGCTGTTTCCCTGTATGATTTATATGTATCTGAAACGTCGACGTATCTAATACATTTCTATCGTTCATTATCAAATTTATTAGATCGCATGGTAGTCTATGTGCGGCCGTCATTTTTAAAATATTATTTATGCTTTTTATTATACCTTTTTTATATTCCATATAAAGTATTTCAATTTTTTAATAAATTTTTAGCATTTTATTATAATCGCAAATAATAAAAAAAAATGAAATACTTTTATTATTGTATATATAATACATCTTCTACCCCAAATATTTCATATCAATATGGTTTCTATCGTAAGTCGCTTCTTCGGATTATGTACAATTGTTAATTTACTGTATATTATAAAAACCTCAGCAATCTCCACATGTGTAATTATCGTGTTCTCGTTTGTATATATGTTTATTATGGATAATAGTATTATTGATATACTTATTTATGTCGCGCTATTTATAATATGCGCAATGTTCTTTGATTTAATTAAAAAATTTGATAAATTGGTAGCTGATATTATAGAAAAAAAGACAAAAAAAGGTCCTCTTTTAACACCTATTCCACTAACAGTGGACACATCTTTTAAACAAGATTAGATTATGTTAGAATTAAATTAGAATAAATTAGATTAGACAAAAAAAAATAAAAACAAAATAAACATAAAAATGGCATGTCACATAGCATGCCATTTTTTCTTTTAAAATAAAATATTAGTTTTCGATTTTTAAGCTGTATTTTAAAAAAAATTGAGCTTTTTTTATTTGTATTATGATTCGCATATCATATCTTTATCAATTATTTATAAAAAATGGACCTCTTTAAAAAATATCTCGACCGCACCAGCATGGATCACAAGCAATACCAGTATGACGGCGTTGCGTGGTGCGTCAAAAATGAAACCTGCGTCAACCCACCATGTAATGTTCGCGGCGGCTTCGTAGCGGATGAAATGGGACTCGGCAAAACCATCATGATGATCGGCACCTTTCTATGTAATTTTGTACCGAATACCCTCATTGTTGTGCCGCCTATTCTCATAGATCAATGGTACACCCAAATACTTCGAACTACCGGACATAAAGCCCTCATTTACCACGGCGTCGATAAAAAAACAATCACTCTCGACCAGCTGAGCAGAGCCACGATTGTTATCACCACATATGGCGCCATCACTCTCACCAAAAAGCAGGTCAAAGATGACTTTATTACGCCGCTACATAAGGTGAACTGGTCGCGCATTGTCTTCGATGAGGCGCACCATCTGCGTAACCGAAAAACGACCCTTTATCTCAGCACTATGCTTTTAAAAGCCAACATTCGATGGCTCGTCTCCGGCACGCCGGTTCAAAATAAAAAACAAGACTTCTACAGTTTGTGTTCCGTTCTCAAAATACCTACTTCGTTTTACACCGATTCCGCCAATCTACCAACCTTGGCGCGCGCCTTCATACTGAAGAGGACTAAAACCCAGGTCGGCATACAAATGGCCCCCATAGTTGTAACGAGCAACATCGTCAATTGGCAAAATAAAAAGGAAATGGAATTGTCCGAGGAGCTCCATTCCGCTCTGGCTTTCAGTCATGTTTCCGGCAATAAAGGCAACAAATTGATGGTGAATACTTTCAGCGAAGGCGGCATTTTGGCCCTCATGTTGCGGACCAGACAGTCATGTATTCTGCCTAAGCTGATGGCACCTTATCTCGATAAACTCATCGCGTTGGGATTTCTCAACAACTATGAATCATACCAAGAGGCGTTTGATCATAGCAGTAAGTTAGATTCTGTTGTCCAATCTATTCTAGAGAGAAAGGGAAATGGTTGTGGGAAAATCATATTCTGCCAGTTTAAAGAAGAGATTGACACGATCGCCGCGAAATTGCGCGCTGGGGGGATGGATAGCGTAGTGACTTTTGACGGCAGAACCAGCGCTACAAAAAGGTCTACTATTCTTCGTGAAAAGAACGAGGCTCTTATTCTACAAATCCAAACTGGCTGCGAAGGTCTTAACCTACAGGAAAACTATAGCGAGATATATTTTGTTAGCCCACACTGGAATCCGGCGGTTGAGGACCAAGCGGTGGCCAGATGTCATCGCATTGGACAGCTCAAACCTGTTATGGTTCAAAAATTCGAAATGTGTAATTTTGTAAGTGATGATGATCAACAGATCCATACTAAAACGATGGATACGTATATTTCAAATGTTCAGGAGAGAAAAAGATATATTGCTATTGAGTGTATGGAAAATGTTCATAATAATTAGATTTTGTGTTTTATATATTTGTTTCCTTTGTTTGTAATCTATTTAAAAAAATGAAAAATGGGAGGCGTTTTGCTTCTCCATTTTTTACTTTTTTTTCTTTAAGTTACTTTGGGAATAATATATATAAACATGGAATTTTTTGTCCCAAGACTTTTTTGGGAAACTCGATTTTGGACATTTATAAATGTCCATTTTTGGGTTTTGCAAAAGAGTTTCCAAATTTGTCGATTTTAACTGCATAATTGAATTTTATGGTCTAGACACCTTTTAAAAGTTTTTCAATTTGTGACGATAAAATTTTTAACATTTTTGGTTAGATGTTTTTTTTTATATCTTTAGAAGATACAAATGGATACAAAAAAACATCAAAAAACATCGATTTTACATATATCTGTTTTTATTACGTTAAATGCTGTAAAAATGCGGTTGATCTATACACCATTTACATGATAAATACGTTTTTAATCTGAAAGGATACAAATGATACATAAAAAACATCAAAAAACATCAAACCATATAGATGTGATTATTGAAACAAATATATATATCCTTCTTACGAATGACATTACCAACAAAAATGTAAGCATAACCGCTCCAAATGATGACGATTCTTATGCGCAAGAAAATGTCATTTTTACTTTTTTTCTTTAAGTTACTTTGGGAATAATATATATAAAACATGAGATTTTTTGTCCCAAGACTTTTTTGGGAAAGTCGATTTTGGACATTTATAAATGTCCATTTTTGGGTTTTGCAAAAGAGTTTCCAAATTTGTCGATTTTTACTGCATAATTGAATTTTATGGTCTAGACACCTTTTAAAAGTTTTTCAATTTGTGACGATAATTTTTTCACTTTTAATTAAAATAATTTAGAAGAATTATTATATTAGCTAACTATAGGAAACAAATGGAAACAAAAGGTTGCGAAAAAAATGCGAAGAAGTTCTGTTGTACATCATGTGATTATACTACGTCAAGGAAAAGTAGCTACGACAAACATTTACTCACTGCTAAACACAAATATACCCTAATAGGTGACATCGGTGACACAAAAGTTGCGAAAAGTTGCGAAAAGTTGCGTTTTGTATGTAATAATTGTAATATAAAATATCTCTCTAGGAATGGCTTATGGAAACATCGCCAAAAATGTAAGCATAATGCTCTTAATGACGACGACACTTCTGCGCAAGAAAACCTCATTTTATCTAATCTTATCTTAGAAATTGTTAAACAAAATAAAGAATTAATGAAGGAAAACCTCGAATTTAAGGACATCATGATGGACTTGGCTAAAAACGCCGGCAATAATACTATGATCCATAACAATACCAACAATTCACATAACAAAACATTCAATTTACAATTCTTTTTAAACGAAACCTGTAAAGATGCCATGAATATTATGGATTTCGTTGATTCTTTAAAGTTACAACTTTGTGATCTAGAGAGAATAGGAGAGGTCGGATTTGTTACCGGAATCTCTGACATTATTATCAAAAACTTAAAGGCCCTCGACGTTAGTAAACGACCTGTTCACTGTGCGGATAATAAGAGGGAAGTTATGTACGTAAAAGACAACGACAAATGGGAAAAGGAACAGAATGACAACCAGAAACTGAAAAAGGCCATTAAACACATCGCTAAAAAAACAGTATGAACATTAATCTCTTTAAAGACAAATACCCTGATTGTATCAATAGCCATTCTAGAAAATCCGACCAATTTAACAAAATTTACATTGAAGCTTACGGCGGATCTGGCAACGAAGATGTGGACAATGAAAACAAAATTATCAAAAATATCGCCAAGGTTGTTTTTATTGACAAGAATTGATTTTTTTATTTTATATTTTATTTTATATTCTATCGATCTATCGATCTGAAATTTTTATATCATTATTTACATTATAACCGCTTACATAATTATGCCCTACTTGCCAGTGTAACTGATTAAAATACGCCGACCATCTTAGCGCATATTCCGGACACTTACCTGTTTTTATATTCTCCACATCATCCGCACAAGTTATACTATAACTTCGGATAAACCTGAGCCTTTTCTCCACGTTATTATTATTTTCATTCATTGATTCCATTTTAACTTTTTATACTCAGAGAGAATGTGTAGAATTAGTATTCAATTTTATTTTTTTATAAATAAAATTGAATCAATTGAGTTTAAATACAACTCATTATCCTATTTATCAATATAACTATCAAACATGATCGCGCCAATTAAAAAACACTTCAGTTCTTGGACTTATTATTTTAAAAATATTCTCTCTGAAGAGAGAAAACTAGAGTATGCGTTGAAAGAATATTTACCTTTAAACGTGTATGATGCTCTATATTTACGAGAAAATAATTATATTAATTCTGCACAGTATAAATTTCAATTTTATCTCTATAGAATACTACAACTACAGAACAATACACTTGATCATTTATACGACTATGATGACGACGACGACTATGTATACTGTGATATGGTATAACGGCGCGCCATATACGAGCCCTACTTATACGCCGTCGAGAAATGAGTGACAAAACGAGAAATGAGTAACAATATGATCCACCTATATTACGTCGAGAAATGAGTAACAAAACGAGAAATGAGTGACAATATGATTCACACCTTGTTATACAATAAAAAAAGGGGTTTCCTTTTTTATTTTAGTTATTAAATTGTTACAAGAGTTTTAAAAAGCAATATATGAAATGGTAATATATGAAATGGCAATATATGAATGATAATATATGAATGGTACAGATAAGATACTTTTTTTATTTTGTTTTTGTTTTTTTATTCGTCATATTCCTCCTCCTCTTCCTCCTCCTTGGCCTCACTGAAGTCTATCTTGTTTGAAGATTCGTTCCACTGTCCTACCACATCTTGCTCTAAGTTGTAGATGATGCCGGTCTTTTTTGACTTCAAATACTTTACGCCTTCGAATTCAAATTTTTTTACGACGTCTGCCTCCTCTTCCGCAGCTGGAGTGCTTGCCTTCTTTTCATCAGACTTGGCCTTCTTTTCATCAGACTTGGCCTTCTTTTCATCAGACTTGGCCTTCTTTTCATCAGACTTTGCTTGCTTCTCTAAGGCGGCGGCTTCAGTCTTCGCTTTCTTCTCTAGAGCCGCGGCTTCAGTCTTCGCTTTCTTCTCTAAGGCTGCTTGAGCTTTCTTCTCTTCAGCCTTCGATTGCTTCTCCAAGGCAGCTTGAGATTTCTTCTCTTCAGCCTTCGATTGCTTCTCTTCAGCTTGAGCTTCGACAGGAGCTTCGACTTGAGGAACTTCGACTTCAGCTTCGACTTGAGGAACCTCGATAGGAACTTCGACTGGAACTTTAGCAGCTTTAGGAGCTTTCACAGCTTTAGCAGCCTTAGGAGCTTTCACAACTTTAGCAGCTTTAGCAACAGGAGCTTCTACAGGAGCAGGAGCAGGAACTTCTACCGGAACTTCGATTGGCATAGGAGCAAGAGCAAGAACTTCGACTGGCATAGGAACCGGAACTTCCGCATTCGCCGACGCCACCAATGACGCAAAGAGGTCGTCTGTCTCGCCTTCAATCTCTACCACCTTCTTCGACTTCCTTGGGCGGCCCTTTGACTGCTTCTCGCTCTTCTCCTTTGGCTCACCCTTTGGACGACCGCGCTTTCCTTCCGACTCTTCCACTACTTCGAAGTGAATTCGGTCCACCGTCACACCATGCTTCTCCGCCTCCGCCAACACCATCTCCTCCGTCACCTTGTGTTTCTTCATCACCTTTGTGTAAGCCACTGGACTTCGACCTGACGGATCTTTGAACTCCATCAGGCCTACTTTCAAACGGTCTTCTATGCGGCCATAGTCTGGCTTTCCTGACTCGTTCTTTGACGCCTGGGCTGAGCACACTTTACACAACTCTTCCCCTCCTTTTCGCACTTGGCATTGCGTGTACAGACCTCCGTTATGACGCAGACCTCGACAACTATTCTCCGACAATGACAGCACACACGGCAACGGAAATAACGACTTCGACTTCGACACCGACTTCGACTTCGACTTCGACACCTTCGACAAAGACAACACAGACAACGACGACAACGCCTCCGACGCATCGAAGTTATATTTCAAACCACACTCCCTCACCACCTCTTCCACCATCACTTTCATCATCTTACTCAACATCTTTTTATTTTTTTAATACTTTATTTTTTCCTTTTTGATACCACTACCATTCTATTTTTTACCTTTCTCAATTTTTTATTTTTTTCACTTTTTTCACTCTACACTAAAATTTTGTCTTTT